TTTGAGCCTACAAACTCATTGACTATGGTTGGTGTACTTACAGATCAAGGTGTGGAGCAGCACTTCCCATTTGACCACGAAGAGCATGTCAGTGGGCGTGACTATAGTGATCGTGTGCAATGGTTTTTAGATAATGCTACTGTACTGATCTGTCACAACGTAGCATATGACTTACTGTGGTTATGGGAATCGGGATTTAAGTATGATGGGCCTGTGTTTGATACTATGCTTGCTGAGTACGTATTGCAACGTGGCGTTAAAGAGCCGTTGTCTTTACAGGCTTGTGCTGAACGATACGAGTTGGATACTAAGAAGCAGGATACGTTAAAGGAGTATTTTAAAAAAGGCTACAGCACACGTGATATTCCGCTAGATGAGTTGACTGAGTATCTATCTGCTGATCTTCACGCTACCCAACAGCTTGCAGATAAGTTGTGGTATCGTCTTAATACACCAGCAGATTCTGGCCTGTTGTCTACTGTCAGACTTACAAACAGAGTTGCTAAGTGTCTGACTAAGATATATCAGACAGGTTTTGCTGTTGACTTAACTAAGTTAGATGAAGTGCGTGATGAGTTTGAGGCAGAAAAGTTACAGCTTACTACTGACTTACAGGCTCATGTACGTAAGGTCATGGGCGATACACCTATTAATCTAAATAGTCCAGAGCAATTGTCGTGGGTTATTTATGGTCGCAAGGTTATTGATAAAAGTGATTGGGCATCTATGATTGACCCATACATGGAGCATGATGAGTTTAGGCGTATGGTAGCTACACGCACACAAAGATTATATAGGACTAATGCCGTACAGTGTTCCACGTGTAACGGAAGTGGTTATATCCGTAAGACTAAAAAGAATGGTGATCCATTTGCAAAGCCTAGCAAGTGTCCTACTTGTGATACTGCTGGCTTCCTATTTAATCCTACTGATGTACAAGCCGGGTTTAAGTTCAAGCCACCAACAGCTAAGTGGGCTAGTGCTAATGGCTTTACTACAAGCAAGGGCAACCTTGAGTTGCTTGAGGCTGGTGCTAAGTCTAAAGGCATGGATGATGCAGCAGACTTCTTGTCAAAGGTAAGAAGGTTGTCAGCTATTGATACATACCTGTCATCATTTGTTGATGGCATCAAGACGCACACTAAAGAAGATGGTAAGCTACATGTTAGTTTACTACAGCATCGTACAGCTACAGGTCGACTTTCAGGTGCTAATCCTAATATGCAGAACATGCCACGTGGCGGCACGTTCCCTGTAAAGAAAGTATTTGTGTCACGATTTGATGGTGGTAAGATACTTGAAGCTGACTTTGCTCAGTTGGAGTTTCGTGCTGCCGCTTTCTTATCACAAGATGGAGTTGCAATTGAAGAAGTTTCTACTGGATTTGATGTACACGCATACACCGCTAAAGTTATTAGTGAAGCTGGTCAGCCTACGAATAGACAGGATGCAAAGGCACACACATTTGCGCCCCTTTACGGGGCAACGGGATTTGGAAGAACAAAAGCCGAAGCCGCCTACTACGAACACTTCAACGAAAAATACAAAGGGGTCGCAGATTGGCACTCCCGACTGGCTAAAGAGGCTTTAACTACATCTAAAATAGTTGCACCATCAGGACGTGAGTATTCTTTTCCTGATGTTGAAAGACGGGCTAGTGGTAGAGTGTCTCATTTTACACAGATAAAGAACTACCCCGTACAGGGATTTGCTACAGGAGATATTGTACCACTGTGTTTATTGCATATAGAATACCTTTTGCGAGGTAAAAATTCTTGCATAGTAAATACAGTTCACGACAGTATTGTAATTGACGTTCATCCTGATGAAGAAACTGAGGTAATCAGTATAATAGAAGACACTAACGAGGAACTAATTAATATAATCAATACGAGATGGGCAATAAATTTTAATGTTCCGCTACTTTTAGAAGCAAAAATAGGTCCGAATTGGCTTGACACTAAAGACGTGGCGTGATATAACTATGGCTTATTCGCAGAAAACAAAGGAGAAATGTATGACACAATTAATGACAATAGACACAAACAATTATGCAGCTATGGCAAAGGCAATGGGTACTGCAAATGAAACTACAGGTCCAGCTAAGTCTAGTCAGTTAGCCAGACTACGCATTCACCACTCACCTATCATGGGTACTGCTGAAGTTAACGGAAAGAATGTTAACGTAGAAGTAATTGAGGGTGGAGCATACAAGCTAGAGATTCCAGATGGCCCGACTTACTATGCCTCTGGTATTAAGATGCGTCCATTCCTACAACGCTTCATGTATAAGCGTTACGTTATGGGTGATGCTAAGTCTCCTAATCGTTTTATCAAGAGTTTGATGACTGATGACAGTAAGATGGAATCTGATCTGAAGGATAACGATGGCGGCTTTAACTGTGGTAAACCCGCAGGTTACATCAAAGACTTCAAGGCTTTGCCTGAGAAGATGCAGGAGTTAATTAAGCAGATCAAACGTGTACGTGTTGTACAGGGTGTTGTCGAGTTAATTAATCCTACAGACGATAAAGGAGAGAAAGTAGATGTGGAGCCTACCCCATTTATTTGGGAGATTGATAACCGTGATGCTTTCAAGGAGATTGGAAACAGCTTTGCTTCACTGGCTAAGATGCAGAGGTTGCCGCCTCAACACATCATTACTGCTAATACAGCAGAACGCAAGATACCAACTGGTGCATCGTACTACGTGCCTGTGGCATCACTTGATGTATCCAATACTATTGATCTGACTGAAGAAGATCAGGTTTTGTTTGGAGACTTCATGGCGTGGATTGACAACTACAATAGTTACATCATCAACCAGTGGGCAGAGAAAGCTAACTCACGTATGGAAGAAGATGACATTGATGTAGTTGATGGTTTGGTGGACATTGAGTTAGACGATGAGGATGCAGCTTAATGAACCATCCTGCTGAACTAGCATTGCATCAATACATGGAGAATGCTGTCAAAGGTGACAGCACTATCTCTGACGATACCATTCAGCAAGTAGCTAATGATGTTGCTGATGCAATGCGTAGACAGTTTGGCAGTGGTAAAAAGAGGGACGATTTCAGATTACGAATGTCTAATGTGGGTCGTCCCACTTGCCAACTCTGGTATGAGAAGAATAAACCAGAAGCGGCAATACCATTTCCAAATACATTTATGATGAACATGATGCTTGGAGACATCGTTGAAGCTGTCTTCAAGGGAGTGCTTAAAGAGGCGGGGATTAAATATGAAGATAGTAAAAAGGTTAGCCTTGATTGTGGGGACACTACTGTTAATGGCTCATATGATATTGTCATTAACGATGCTGTCGATGATATTAAATCAGCTTCAGACTGGTCATATAGAAACAAATTTGAATCCTATGATACTCTTGCCAGTGGGGATGGATTCGGGTATATAGGACAGTTAGCTGGCTATGCTAAAGCCTCTGGTAAAAAGGTCGGTGGTTGGTGGGTAGTCAATAAAGCTAATGGTGCATTTAAGTATATACCCGCTACAGGTCTTGACCTTGATGCAGAGGTTAAGAAAATTAATGATACAGTAAAAACAGTAGAGGAGAATAAATTTGAAAGGTGTTTTCAACCAGTACCAGAGAAGTTTAGAGGTAAGGAGACAGGTAATCAAGTACTTAACGATGGGTGTAGGTTTTGTAGCTATCGTTTTGATTGTTGGTCTACTCTAACTGAAAGGGAAGCAGTAAAATCACAAGCTAAAAACCCACCTATAAAATCGTATATAGGAGAAGTCATTGCTGCATAAAGCTAAGAGAGCAGCAATAAAGCATGGGTATCGCAGTGGGCTAGAACATACAGTTTCAATCTACCTGAAGGAACGCAATCACAAGTTCATGTATGAGGAGATAAAGATTGAATGGGAAGACCTAGCCTACCGCACCTATACACCAGACTTTATTCTCGACAATGGTATCATTATTGAGACTAAAGGCAGGTTCACTGCTGCAGATAGACGTAAACATAAGGCAATAAAAAAACAACATCCTAAACTTGACATCCGCTTTGTATTCACTAATAGTAGATGCAAGTTAAATAAAGGTGCTAAATCTTCTTACGCCGATTGGTGTATTAAACATGGTTTTCGTTACTATGACAGAATCATACCAGAGGATTGGTTAAAAGAAAAAGGCAAGAATAGACATAGTAAGTTTATTAAGTTTAATGGAACTAAAGTAAAAAGGAGATAAAGCTATGGACATAGAAAGAATTAGAGAAAATATAAATGATGAGGATTTTGTTATAAGAATAAGGCCATTTGCTGATGACGATGGTAAGTGGACGGGTGAAGTTGATATATCTATTATGGCTTTTCCTGACAATCCAGTTGACGAGGAGGACTATGTACAGCTAATGCATTTCTGTAAAATGATGTGTGCCTCTGTGCCTCTAATGCAGGAGAGCAAGGAGTTACGAGAATTAGCACATGAATATGTAATAAATTATGTTGACGAGGATATAGATATTGATATAGAATTAGAGGAAGAAGCAGGTGTAGAAAGAACTTATGATGGTAATATTGTACATCTAAACTTTAATTCAAAGACAGGAGGTTCAGCATGAGTAGGCATGAAGATTACATGAAATTGATGGAAGAAAAAGAAAAAGCAGGTAAGGAAGCATACAGTGGTAATGTAATGGATATGGTAAATAATCCACCGCATTATAATCAATCTGGTATTGAATGTATAGCTGCTATTCAGGCCATGCTTGGACCAAACTTTAAATACTATTTACAAGGTAATATAATGAAGTACCTATGGAGATTTGACTACAAATCAAAGCCGCTGGAAGATTTAGATAAAGCTAATTGGTATTTAGAAAGACTACGTGAAGAGGTGATGGCAGATGGCAAGAGTTAAACTGTTTATTACCATAGACGTAGATGAAGAAGAGTATCCTGTACCTGCTGATGGGCAGGTTGGTGAGGAAATAGAAGATGGCATACGTGAATACTTTTATGATGTAGACGGTGCTGATATAAGAACAATTAGAACTATTATG